CTATGCAGGATCGACGAGACACAGAATCTAATATACTATTAGAATCAAAAAGATTAATATCTTTTCACATGTCTCATCGATCTTACACATAGCAGCTCGACAGACATCCTTGTCTTCACTCGATTAGTTAGCTGATGCGAACTAATCGATCTGTCCATCCGAAAAGATGAACAGGTGTGACCTTACTTGGCGGATGCCAAGTAACCCACGTACGTTTATACTTGCTATAAAGCGTAGGTACCTTAGAGGTGACAATTATAGTATTCTTCGTTCCTGAGAGTTTCCTTGAATAAGTTTCAAGTAAACGAACAGGTTGATCATATATAGGGGCCTGCTTCCTACTTCTCGCACGAAAGTGCCAAAGGTAGTAGGCTTGCGATCTATATTGTGAACGTGTCTTATCTTTCGAGATGAAACACTTCACACGGTCAATCGAATACTTAGTGATAATTGTCTTGGTTTTCCGAGCAGTATAGATATCTATCCAGACACCTATCATGCTGTTCTCGCTAAAAGGAACTAGGGGTAACTTCTCTAAAGACACAATGTCTTGGAGTAAAGCTTCTAGTTTCCCATTAGGAGAACAAATGGACGCCAACCCGTTTATCAGATGACAGAGCTCTGGTTTCCCAAAGCTCTTAAATCTAAGATAAAACGGGGTGACATCGACACCGTTGTACGCATCGAGACCGCAGGATTCCCTAAAGGGGCCTGCAGTGAACGATTTGTTAACGTTGATGTCAAAACCAAGATACGCGATTGCAGTTTTGAACATATCGACATTTTCCGTAGCTATGATGACATCGTCACCGTAGACAGAAATTACGTCTTTATGTTTCGAAACAGCTTTCGCGATCGCCCAAAATATCAAAGTCTCAAGAGCAAATGTACATCCGTTCCCCATTGAGGAGAACTTCTCGTACACGTACTCTTGTTGAAAACCAATCCCTTTGTGGGACCTTATCGCCAGTAAGTACTGCATCCACGAATATGGAAGCAGCGCATGCACAGCGTTAAGGGAAATGGTATCAGAAGCTTGCTTAAGGTCTAACGTGGCTAAATCGCCATGTATAGAACTTGATCGAGCTAGATCTTGATTTCTTGTCTGGTCTGACAGATCTACTCCGTGGTTACGGAGGCGATCTTTGACATAGCCATCAAATGCTAGCTGAAAAGGAATATTTCCTTCCGGCTCACACGCGATAGTTCTGTCTGTCTTCCAGCTCTTTGGTACAGTCTCGATCCTATTCGCATTACAATCGCTGAACGATACGTTGGCAAAACCGAAATGGTTCGCCAGCGTTCGATACAGCGGTTGACATGCAGTAGTCGCCGCAACATTCCTCACTTTCATTTTCATAAAAGGGAGAGAATCGCGACGTCCGTAGGATGCTGTTGCACCGGAAGTAACGGCGACCAAATTCGGAATTTCCGAATAAAAGTCGCCAATGTCGCCTAGCAAATCAGAAATGATTCGCTGGGTTCTCGATATCACTTGAGTCAACTCCTGGGACTTACGTCCTGGGAAGTTAACTTCGAAGTGATCTAGCCTCTTATTAGTTCTCTTACATTTCCGCTCAGCACCATCGAAAGATGACTGGGCAGACAAGTAAGTAATAAGGGGGTCGGCAAATGCTGCGTTCTTCGAAAAGAATGCAGACACTTGACGGCAGAATCGACAATTCTCCTCACTTTGATATGCGTGAGGATATACTTCGCTAAGGGTGCTGAGTAAGATGACATTTTTCGAACGGACCCCACCAAGGGCGAGTTCGATAAGCTTGTCATCTACGAGACCCTTCTGGTCTCTGATATAACTTCGACTAACGTCATACGTTAAATCAATTAGGTTCATAACTTCTCCTGATTTTGCTCACTCTTAAATCTAACGGATTAACACCCGTCGAGATTGTACATAAGAGTGATAAAAAACACTAACCATAAACATGTGCAGAGTAAGAAATATCCAACAAGTCTAATAAAAGACATGGGATACTGCTAGAACTGCAATGATTATCAGAATACTCATTACTTCAAGTATTCTTGGGTTAGTACCGTGTTTCCAAACTCATCGCCCGCGACAATATCGCGGATGACGGCAAGGGCGCTCGCAACATCATTAGTATCGTGCCCGAGAGGGCGCGTTACTGTGATGTTAAAAGCTACACGTTGGGGAAGTACAGCACCAGTTACATCTGCAGTCGCAAAAGATACAGTAATATCATCTTGCACGACTACTTTGTTACCAGAAGGTACTTTACGCTTTTGTATAACTAACTGCGGTTTTGACACCGTATGGTTAATTAAAGTAAAAACGCGTGAATTTCCGTTATCGGAAAATTCTGTGAGGGCTGTAATTTGAGCAGCCATAATTCTCTCCTTTTTATGTTAGATTAATCTCACCTTAGGTGGCGAGATACTAATGAAACGATGTCTTGAAATTTATATAAATCAAAACCTACGTTCAAATCTAACTGCGGAATAAGAGACACAGATGCAGGATTTCTTACCACATGCGTCCCATGCGATTTCAACTCTAGAGAATAGCTTCCGCTATACTCCGAGTCGAAAAACGTATGGTCCGTTGAGATTGTACGATCTAAGGTAGTTAAAACACTACCCGCGGCCGTATGCTTCTCACTAAGTGCTAAGAATGACGTTGATGCCAACCATTGACCTAACTTAAAGAACCAATCAATAATGAAACTATACGGCGTAATTTCCCACGCCGATATAGCCATATTGAACGAGAACTTAGGTGGGTCAATTTGAGCAACCACAGAACCTCTTACGCTAAAGTTATATTCATCAGTAATAGTGCAGACATTTGTCCCACTACCTCCGGTGAATGAAAACTGAGACGTAACAGTTTCCGAAACAGACGTTCCGGATCTCTGTGAAAAACGCTCACGGGTATCTCCATACGCCTCAATAGCTCTGTTAATAGCTAGTAAGTCGTAATAGAGAACACGCCAGCCATACCTGAAGGACAACCACGATTGGTGGAGGTTCTTCCCAGATGTCAATAATGTAACAAGGTCACGAGCCGCTGTCGACAACATTCTTCTTAATTTCTTAAGTTCGAGTATTGCCGTTAACGTATCGTGTCGTTGTGCATTATAGATCGCGGCACCTGCCGCCTGGACGTATAAATCCGGAGAGATAGGAGAGGACCTCGTAATAACAGAGGCCATTCTCAACTCAACGGGTATACGGTGTATAGCTCCGAGATTAGCGTACGTATAACCTGAATTGAACCCGTCCGAATTATTCGGATTGTGGATCACATTTGCAGATTGCGTACACTCCTCTCGGTACTCAGTACGAGTAAAACGTGTAAAGGGAAGAAGCTCGCCACGCCGCTTTCTCGAATGGAAGGACGATAAGTCCTCTCCTGAGAAACTGCGCTTAGACTCACCAGATGAAGCGATAGATTCAACGGTAAAACCATCCATATTCGGATCGTCGTACCAATAGTCTATCGAACCTTCAACGGTGATGTCTTCTTGAGCAATCTTTCCTCTTGTCATGATGTAT